ATAATTCTTTAAGCGCTACCTTGAACTTTGAATTAAGTGCTCCAGATAAATCGTCATCAATTCCTGCAATTTTCTGTGGTATTGATCCCGAAGATGATAAGTTCTTTGTTGCAAAGAAATCTGTCTTTAATGTATCTCCCAAGCTATATAAATCAATTGCAGAAATTGATGACGATTTATCTGGAGCACTTAATTCAAAGTTCAAGGTAGCGCTTAAAGAATTATCCAAGTTAGGTATTAAAGGGGTGCTGCAGGGTGATTTGATGTTTACAGATGATGTAGAAACAGAGACTATTGATAATACAGACTATTACACTTTTCAGCCCAATACTATTGTGTATGCTGTACCAATAAAATCAGACTTTGGAAAGATAATCAATAAAGCAAAAATTGGTATTGTTTGGCATACCACATACACAGGCGATACTTTGCAGGGAATGAAGGCCTCATTCGGTGCTGATATTGCGGGGTTAAATAAACCATCTTCTGTGTGGATGGATGATGCTACCTATAAAGACACTGCTGGTAAATCAACATTTACTGCATCAGAAACAGAAAAAGTTACAGGGGTGTTATCATCAGTTGGAAAAACCTTTCAAAGAATAAATGCTAATAAATTGCGGCAATTCATTAAACTTCAAGATAGTATGACTGGCGCTATTGCTGGAGCTTCGTTAAAAACTTATAATAATAGTAAGGTTCGTGCTGGAGAAAAGATTAATAATCCTGGCGCACATGCAAATGGCTACGAGAAATGGGTTCAAATATCTATTCAGAAGCAGATAGATAAAGCAAAAAGTCCAGCAGGTAAAAGTAAGTATGAAAATATACAAAAGGAGTATGTAAGAGAAGTACGCAAGCATACAGGAAACCTCAAAGAAATTATTACATTTCAAAATCTACTTGTTGATGCTAAGATGCTAATAGTCAAAAAACTAAATAGTGTTAAGGGCCTTACTGATACATTCATTAAGACTAAAAATGGATTTAAGGTAACAAACCCAGAAGGGTACGTTGCCATATCTCGTATTACAGGCAATGCTGTTAAATTGGTGGATAGAATGGAGTTCTCATTTAATAACTTTACGGCCGTTAAAAATTGGGACAAATAAAATGGAGTGTGTGTATAAAATAACTAATACAGTAAACGATAGGATTTACATTGGATATACCAGTAAGAGTATGGAACATAGGTGGAATCAACATTGTGGTAGAGCTTATAATCGAAGTTTTGAAAAATCTAAATTATATACAGCTATGAGGAAGTATGGTAAAGAGAGTTTTGTTGTAGAAACAATTTATGAAGGCAAAGACGCATTAGAAAAAGAAAATGATTTTATTATAAAATACAATTCTAAAGAAACTGGATATAATACAGTTGATGGCGGCAGTTTTCCGGCTACTCTTGGTAAGATATTTACAAAAGAAGAAAAACAGAAGATGTCTGAAAGTATGAAATCTTCTAAGGCTCATAAAATTGGAATAGAAAAAAGAAATACTTCTGAATATAGAAAAAAAATGGCTAAGGTAGCAAGAAGCACTACCAAGAACAGAAAAAAGTATGATGTTTGGAATAAAGGTATGGTAGGAGTATGTTTTGCTTCTAAGGAAACAAAAAAATTAATGTCTAAACAAAGAATGGGAAGAAAATGGTTTAATGATGGAATAAAGGAATATTTTAGATTTGAAAAAGAAGATGATTGGTATATGGGAAGATTGGTAAAATGAAACAATTTAAAACCCTATATGAAGAAACTATGTGGAACTATATCTACAAAAAGAATAAAGGCATATTCTATAGAGGTGTGGGCAGAGGAGGTTCGGGTACTGGCCAGGGCAATTTGGGTATGGGAGTCTATCTTACATGGGATAGAGGAATGGCAGCTGCATTTGCAAAACAACAAGGTTCTGGCGGTGAAGTAAAAGAATATAAACTCAAAAGCAATCTTAAAATAGTTGATGCTGGTGGTCTTACTAATGGAGATAAAGATTGGGTAGCTACCAAAGCAGATATGGGATTTTCACCACAACAACATGCTGGTAATGACAAAATGTTTGCGTCCATGTTGGCGATGATGTTAAAGGAAAAGGGTTATCATGGTGCAGTCAGTGATGATGTTGCAACTGGTATAGTTATTTTTGATAAGAAAAATGTTAAGGAAATAAGAAAATGAAAATATTTTCCGATATATACGAGAAAAAGGTTGACGTTGTTCAACGCAAAAAACAAGCTCGCCGGATGGCTAGATTAGTAAAAACTAAAGGATTTCAATTAAAAAAGAAACGAACCTTGCTTAAACGCAGAGATACAGCAAAGCTTGCTGTTGTTGCTAAGAAGAAGGTTACAAATAAATATCGGCAGAAGTTTGCTCCTGATTATAAAGATATGAGTCCACAACAGAAGATAGTTATTGATCAAAGAGTCCAACAAAAATTCGGTGTTAAGATTGCAAAAATAACTAAAAAACTTATCCCCAAACTCAAAGCGGCCGAGGGTGAGCGCGTTCAAAAAGCAAAGGCGGCATATCAAGCGGGTAAGGAAACTGAATGAAAAAATTTAAAGAATTAGTAGAAGCTAAGACTACAATTGTATTTGCGTTCGGCCGCTTTAATCCGCCCACAACTGGCCATGAGAAATTGATTCAGAAAACGGCCTCTGTTGCGGGCACAAACCCGTGGCGAATTTATCCTTCCTTCACGCAGAATTCTAAAAAAGACCCGCTTCCTCATGCGCTGAAAATTGCTTATATGAGGAAGATGTTTAAGAAATATAAAAGAAATATTATCGCAGATACGGATGCTAAAACTGCTATCAATATCGCTGTTAAATTATATGATGAAGGCTTTAAGAATCTTCAGATGATTGCTGGCTCTGATAGGGTAAAGGAGTTTGACTCTTTACTTTCTACATATAATGGCGTTGAGGGTAAGCGCCATGGGTTTTACAAATTTGACACTATTGAGATTATATCAGCGGGAGAGCGTGATCCTGACTCAGAAGGTGTTGAAGGTATGTCTGCATCCAAGATGAGAACTGCTGCAGTTGATGGAGATTTTGATTTGTTCTCCCAAGGACTTCCTTCTGGATTTGCTGATGGTAAGAAACTTTATAGAGATGTTCGCAAATACATGGGTATTCGTGAAGAAAAAGATATGGGTGACATGTCGGACTTCGAATATATCAGAGATCAATATCTTACAGGGAAATTGTGGAATGTTGGAGATGTTGTAGAAGCAAATGGCGATGTTGGTGAGGTGGTTCGCAAAGGAACAAATTATCTCTCATTCGTAAGTGAGGATGGTAAGGTTCATAAAGCATGGTTGTATGATATTGAACTTGAAGAAGGATTTTTGGACAAAGTTAAAAAAGTTAAAGATTTTGTAAAAAACAAAATACTGAAGATTAAAAAAGCACTTTCTACTGAAAAATCAGAAACTAAGAAAATGTTAACTATTTATAAAAATAGAAAGAATGCTTCAAAGGCTGAATTAAAATATGCAAATGATCAATTTAAAGATATTTTAAAGGGGTTAGGTCTGGTTACATTTACAGCTATTCCTGTTCCTGGCGGCGGGTTGCTTTTAGCGGCTCTTACTACCGTTGTGAAAAAGAAATTTGATATTAATATTTTACCAAGTGCATTTTATGAAGAAATAGAACTTGATGAAAGAAATTATCGCAAGGAATATGATAATTATCAGGGCCGCCCAGAACAAATTGCACGGCGCTCTTCAAGGAATAAAGCTCGCCGAATTATGGGAGATAAAACTAAAATTGGAATGGATATTGGGCATAAAGATAATAATCCATTGAACAATGATCCAAAGAATTTACGCAATGAAAAACCATCCAAAAATCGTAAAGAGCCAAGATTGCGTAGTGAAGAAGAAATTATAGAACTGGCATGGTATACAAAATTCACTAACTGGATTGATACTCATGCTCATAAAAAGGGGTTTGATAAGCTCGCAAAGGAATATGCTGACCTTATAAAATCAGATAAAAAATATAGAGATATGCCTACAAGAGCTATTTTGGATATTGCAAAAGAAACTAAAGGCGTCACTGCCAGAGAGCTTAGAGATTATATTAATGGTTTGGTTAAAAAGGGTGTATTGCCGCAAGAGTTAAAGGCAGATTTTGATCCATTAGAAGAAAAAATATTCAGCTTTAAAGATTTTGTAGATCAAATTAATAATAAATAGAGTCAAAGGAAAAAACTATGACCAATTATAGACAAACAATGGCTGATACTTTAGAATTCATGTATATGATGCGTGAGTATAAGCTCACGGAAAGAGAGCTCACAGATGATGAGAAAAAGCGCCGTGAAGAAATTGCTCAGGGCATGGATGATACTGATTTTAAGACTCGGTATGGTGATCGTTGGAAAGAAGTTAAGATGGCCATTGCGACTAAGCAGGCTAAGAATGAATCAGTTGATCTTGATGAATGGACAGTAAGCGATGTTGAAATTGCCATGAAGAAGAAATATGGTAAGGTAGATAAAGAGGCAATTGAGAAATTAAAGAAAATCCAACATATGGGTAACGTAGATAGGAATGATCTTGTTAAAGTCGGCCACGGCAAGTTGAATGTAGAATCAGTTGACCTTGATGAAAAAACAAAATGGAAAATGGGTGATGGCCGCCCAAGAGGTGGTTCTCGTATTGAAAATGTTAGGTTCTGGGATTTACCAAAAGATCAATTGAAATATATTATAAAAGATGCTGGAGAAGCAATGAAGGCAAACCCAACAGGAAGAAAAGCTTCTTCTGGGCCAGGCAATTATGCAGATCAAGTAAATGATGCTAGTACTGTTCTTGGATGGAGAAAGAAGGCCGGCATCAAAGAAGATGTTGACCTTGACGAAGCAAAACCTGAGTATGAGGTTAAATATGCAAAGTCAAAGGGTGCTCCAATTAAGGTTACAAAATTTATGACTCTTGACCAAGCAAAGGAATTCCTTGATGATGTTAAAAAAGATGGAATGAATGGAATTATTTCCAAGGGCGGGAAGCCTGTTAAAGA